CATCCGCAGCAGGAATGAGCAAGCGAGTTGTAGGTCGTCGAGTTGTGGCTCGTGTTCTACGAAACAAAACTGGCGGTCCGTTAGCTGCTGGCGATATTGTCGTAATCGATGTCGATGGCGGATTGGCCGGAGTTGGAGTTGCAGACGCAAAAGCCGATCTTGGTGACCGATGTTGCTTGGTAGTAGATCCTTCCTTGGGATCCTCTGTTGTCGCAGCTAACGACTTATTCTACGGCATTGTCAAAGGACCATCTAAAGTCCGCCAAGGTGCAACAGCAGTTAGCCTAACTGCTGGAGATGCAATCAAGGCAGGAAACGGTGGTGTAGTCGCTGACGCAACTTTAGGGACAGACCATGGCTTGGTTCTAGGAACAACTCTAGAAGAAAGCTCATCACCAGCAGATGACGCTGGCCTGGTAGACGTAGAGCTGGCTCCAGAGTGGGTATAGGAAGAGAAGCTATTAGCTTCTAGGCCGCATCCATAAAGCGAAGCGGATGAGCCGCATAATGTGTGGTTCATCCGCTTTTTTCATAGGTGAATAAATGGCTTTCAGAGAAGACATAGAAGATCCTATCGAGCAGGTAAAGAAGTCAGGCGAAAAGTTCTGCACGATGTGTGGACTAAGGAAAACGCTTGATGACTTTCATGTAGACAAGTCCAAAGCTGATGGTCATCGCGACGTATGTCGAGACTGTCGAGCGAAAGTAAATGTAGAGAAAAAACAAAACGAGCTAGACTCAAGGCTTGCTAAGATCGAGCAAGAGGGTCTAGAGACACTGGACTCATTGACTTCTGGTGGAAGCTACGATCCTCATGTAAATGAGGTTTTTGAAGCTGTCATGAAACCATTCGGTGGTGTCAACGGTTGGGCAAAACATCTGTTTGCAACCTACTTGGCTTGCGAACCCGGATCGCAAAAGCGAGTCAAGATACACGACATGATGATGCAGCTCGCAGGCAAGGTGACGAAGCTAGGCTTGACAGAGCGTCAACTGGATATGATGGAAGAACGCGACTTGCTTCAGGTCATGCGTCAGCATCTTGTTGAGTACCAGGAAAGCAATAATCTGTCCAGCAAGATGGTTCCGACTCTTGAGGGGGAGGTTATAAACATTGAAGAAGTAGAGGAGTCATACGATGGATGACGGACTTCTCAATGGACGCGAGATGAGCAGCTATGCGAAAAAGAAAGCATTCCGCATAGCAAGCGAAATCGCGTCACGGCGAATTGAAGCGTTAAACCTCTACGTTCCTCAACCAACGCAGGATGAGTTCCATCGATGTAATGCTCCTGAGTGTATGTTGATGGGTGGCAACCGAGGCGGCAAGTCACTTGCTGCTTTTATTGAAGATGCCAGGGCTGTGTTAGGGAGAGATCCTCACGGCAAGTATCCGGTCAAAGATGGATGCCTAGCAATAATCGGATACAAAGCCTGGCACATAGGGAATGTGATTTATCCCTACCTGTTCAAAGCGGGTGCATTCAAGATCATCAGAGATGAAGAGACTCAGTTATGGAGAGTCTATCGTCCCTGGGTTCCACAAGACCAAGCAAGGAAAAAGGAAGCCAAGCCAGCACCGCCTCTCATTCCTCCGAGGATGATTGACAAGATTGTTTGGAAAGACCGTGCAAAAAACATCTTCTCCAACATTTACTTGAAGACTGGGTGGGAAATCAAAGCGTTTTCTAGCCGATCCAAACCTGAACAGGGTTTCCAGGCGGATCTAATACACATCGACGAGGACATATTGGATCCAAGTTGGTACGAAGAATCAGCCGGTCGCCTTATTGACCGAGGTGGCCGATTGATCTGGTCGGCTCTGCCTCATGACGAAAATGATGCAATAGCCAGATTTGCAGAGCGAGCAGAGATACAGCAGGACAACAAAGAGCGTGGAGGCACTGAGCCTACGTCCGTTGTTTACCGAATCTCAATGGAAGCCAATCCCTACCTACCAGAGGACGCAAAGAAAGCCGCTGTCGCTGGGTGGAAGTCTATGGGCGACGATGTTTATCGAAAGCGTGCTCTCGGTGAGTTAGTCACAGACTCTGTCCTGATGTATCCCATGTGGAGGCACTCTATTCACTCGGTAGATCGATACCAAGGGCAGCTAGGTGGCGAGCCAGACAAGTACCTAGAAACCAGAAAAATACCTTCGTCATGGTGCCGAAGACTAGCAGTTGACCCTGGTCACGACACATGCGCAGCAATCTTAATTGCTACGCCACCTAGTGCTAAATGGCACTTGGTTTATGACGAAATATACCTGCATCAATGCACTGCAAAGATGATCGCGGAAGCCCTTGATAAATGCACCAGAGGGATCTGGTTTCAGTCGTTTATCATCGACGCGCACGGAGGAAATTTAACCTCCATGGACACGGGCATTTCTCCTCGCGAAGCATATGAAAGAGAGATGGCGAACTTGGATGTTCGCTGCGTGGAAACCAAACACAGATTTATTCCAGGCTGTAGTGTGGTTTCATATCGAGAGGAGATAACGAGGGGAATGTTGTCGATCGATGGATCTGGAGCACCAAAGATTCTCGTTGACTTCGACCGCTGCCAGAATCTTGACAAAGAAATGAAAAGGTTCAGGAAGAAAAAAATATCCGGCCATGTCACAGATACCGGAAACAGAAGGTCGCACACACACGCAATCGAGTGCCTGGAGTACCTAGCAACCTATCTAAATGACTCAAGAAAGCCGTTCGTCCGTCCTAAAGGACACAGGCAGATTGAAACGCCGGGGCAACGTCGAGTCAGAGCGTACAAAAAACGTCTCAAGGAAAAACAGATGGCGAACAACCCGTTCGGCGTCACAAGCACAATCATTTTAGGACCGCAAGGAACATTCAATGGCTAAGAAATCACAGTCAAAACCAGTCGAGCAAGAAGCAGAGGAGATCGTCACTCCAGAGGAATCCACCGATCCAGCACCATGGATCATGCCTCGACCGAAAAAAGGCCAGGTGGTGACTTTTTATCGCAGAGGCTCCCAGGGAGAAAGAAATGCCGAGATAGGTTTTGTGAGCAGGGTCGGCTTGCAATCGATCGATGTCGTTAGCCGGATCGAAGGCTTCCCAGATTGTTATCACGTTGACGATCCGAGACTAAAAACCAACCCAGACCTTAGAATAGAGATCAATGGAACTTGGCATTTTTCTGAAGACACCACATTGCTCGAACAAAGAATCCTAGAGATCGAGCATCGGCTCAGTGAATTAGAGGGTTAGGAATAGATCATGGACGAATACGGCGCGCCGAAAGGAAACCAAAAGTATCCATTTGCACCACTGGTGGATCGATGGAAGCGTGTATTCGCGGCAGCCAGGAAAGATCGAAAAAAGAAGTTCGACCAGTACGCTGACGAAGCAATGGCTTTTTACGATGGCCCTGTGAACCATATGTGGTCATCGATCAGAAGCGGAATGCGAGATGGTCAGCACGACGGATTCCTGGCACCGGATGTTCAGTTGCCGCAGTTTGAAATGTCGGTAAACCGACTATTCGAGGCCGTGGCAATGTTTGGCCCAGTCCTGTATCACCAGAATCCGGTAATCGCCGTTACCCCAAGGTCTAATCCAGAAGTCAGCATTGATACTTTTTATGCAGGCAATATCGAAGCAACTCAGCTTTTGTCTATGGCTCAAGCTGTCGAGCAAGGAATTATCAGTGATCCTCTAATCGTTCAGTCGGTACAGTCTCTGTATCGACAGTACAACGAGTCTGTTAGTCAGGAATCCAGAACTTCTAGGATCGATTCTGACCATGCAAAAATCCTAGAGCACGTTGCTAACTATATCCAGCAAGAGGGGACGAAGCAGGACGAAGCTAGGCTTGCAATTACGGAAGCCATTATCACTGGTCTTGGTTTACTAGAAGTAAAGGTTGAGCAGCCGCCAGGTGGTGGAGCCAAGATGGCTCGAAGCAGGTTCAGATCCAACAAGGATCTCCTGGTTGACCCGGACGCCAAGTATTGGCGAGATGTGACATGGATTGCACTGAAAAGCT